AGGGCCTGAAACACCGACACTGCCGGTAAGCGCTACAACGTCTTTAGTGTCTGTAGCGGATAGTGTTCCAGAAACAATTACACTTCCGACTAGCGCCGCAACGTCTGGTGTTTCGGTTGTTGCCAAAGAACCTGAAACACCGACACTTCCGACTAGCGCCGCAATGTCTGTAATATCGGTTGCTGCTAGTGTTCCTGAAACAAGACTACTCGGCACCCGCCGAGCCCACATTTCATCTTCTGGATAGATCAGAAAACAATATGGATCGCTATGTAGCAATCGCACTTCTGCCGCTGTGAGCGCACGGCCTTTCCACAGAGCACCGTAATAAATAAATCCGCCTTCAACATGCTGCCCGGCGGTGTTTCTAAGTCCATGGAATGACGGCCTAGCCCCGCTTGTAGCTGCTAGGGTAGTGGTAACAGCAGGCGATATGCTAAGAACACCATCAACATAACAAGCTGCGGTAGAACTAGTAAGCGCAACCGCAGTTAATGTTTGGAATTGATTAATCTTTACCGCGCCTAAGGCAGTAGGCTGTGGAGCGGTGTTAGCGAACTCGAAATAATAATCAGTCGTACCGTTATAAGCCGCCCCCATCAAAATCGGGGTATTAAAAGTCGCGTCACAAGTAGCAAATATAGAAGAAAAGCCTTGGTTGACAGGTGTCGCTGTCAGCATTAAGCCGCAAGCAGCGGTATACGGTGCAGCAGCCGCAAGACTTTCAATAACCGGGCCGCCAGGAAGATTGTAAAGGCCCAAAGTAACAGAAGCGGTTGCTACCGATGATAGCCCAATTCCATATTTAGACGATTTAACGCCACCAAACGGAGGGTTGGTGGCGTTACCGATAGTACGCCAACCACGAGTAACCAGATCGATCGGCCCATTGCCGGCATCATAACCGTAACTGATAAGCCCTCGTGCTAAAGGGTGTGACCAATCTATACGCGGAATACTGGTTGAACGTTTTAATTGGCCCCGATCAAGCCTGTATGGGACAAGTAACCGCACATTAGTACTGCGAAGGCGTGGGGTAGAGGTCGAGCGTATTCAAGGTAGCGCCCAAGGTTGGCGGTGTGCCTCCGGTCATCAAATAAGTCTTGAACTTCCCAAGCGGGATATAAGGAACGAATAGCGTTTCATTCTGTGCGGCAGTAGAGCCATTAATGGCAATATTACCAACAAAATAATTTGTCCCGCCCCATGCCGCCGCCGAAGTCACAGTCGGATAAATCGTTCCCGCTGTATCATTTGAAGGAACAAAATATACAGCAGCATAGTTTCCCGCGACAAATGCAGCAGAGGCCAAATGCAAATAGAGTTGCCCCTGCTGATAGCCAGTCGAATTGTTTATTTCAGGACCGGCCGCAGTCAATACCCCAGCCGCAAGCGCGTTCATTTCCGTGGTTAACAGAGCTATTTTGGTCCCTACCGCGCCCCAAAGGAAATTCGTTGCCATCAGGAAAGTCCCGCCGCGCTGATATCACCGAGATCAAAGGCCCTCGGGTAGCCATTCGCCTGCCACCATGGGATGGTCGTATTATCAAATGGCGCTACAAGAGCACCAAGATTGGCTAAGGTCGTGGCCTTGCCGGAGAACAAGGCTTGAATTCCAAGACGAATTGACGTTCCGACAGAAGCATCAACCGACGACCCTGCTAGCAGCAAGGTCAACTGACTGACTTGCAATTGAGTCAGTGCGGCCAAGTCTGCGAACACAATGGAATTCAAGATTTGAGACGGAGCAAGAATAGCCTTTTGAGACGGGCCGGCTACTGTCGTCGCATTAAGCTGCGTCAATTTTGCCGCCGTAGTGCCCGGCGATAACGTCGGCCACTTCGCTATCAAGGCGTCATAGTATGCCATCTTAACCCTTCCATCACCTTTTTTAGGCGTTATTTATCCCGTATACATGTGGACATTGCTGAAATCGACCTGGAGCGTTTCTGGCGCTGCATTTCGATAAATGCCCCACTTCCAGTAATAAGTTGAACTAGTAGAGGCACCAATCTTGCCAGTAAAATTCACAATCGTATTGCCATCCAACATAACTAAGGCACTACCATTGCCAGTTGCTCCCATCTTAACCTTACACTTAATGTTCATTGGCTGTCCGCGCACAATGCCATTTGCCGGTCCGTAATAAAGCTCAGTCCAAGTTTTAGATGGTTCCTGCGCAATGATTCGCAATTTTTTTGTCGGGCCCTCAATTTGGATCGAGAACGGACACGGCGTATTGCCCTCTGGCGTAGCATGTAGTTGGAGAATCATGGCGCCATTACTGGTAATGGGTGGCCCAACAGGTACCGTTACCGTAGCTTCCCAATTAAGAAGAACACCTGCCTTTAGTAATCCATCAGCCGCCGAAATCTCACATCGCTCAGAAGTACGAGGGTCGGTGTAGCTTCCTCCCGAAGAGGACCAGACATCACCCGGACGAACTTCAATTCGCGTCGTATAGTCATCGATCTTGGTCACACTCCAAGGGTGGGTTGAATTGTTACCGACCTTGAAGCCATCGACCGTATAAGACCCCCCATTGGTGTTGACGAAATTGGTAATGACACCAAAGGTATTGACGGGCGGCGGCACGACTGGCGGTGGCACAACAACAGGATCGGCGTACGTGACACTGCCACTAAACTTCAAGCCGTCGATCTGACCGACGAATGTCGGTCCATTTACCGTACCCTGCAAGATCGCATCGGTAACATTGACAACTGTCATGATATTTTATCCCATGTCGCCTTACCCAATGTACATATGAACATGACTGAAATCGATTTGATACGTTGGGCTCACTGCTTCGCGATAGATGCCCCACTTCCAATAATAGTTCGCAGAAGTAGCGCCAAGATTCAAAGCCGCATTGTTCACAACAGTAACGCCGTCTATTGTAACGAAAACGCTACCACCGTTACCGGTTGGCGCCATCCTGGTTTTCACCTTGATATCCATCGGCGTCCCGCGCGCAATGGCACCAGGGCTTACATAAAGTTCAAAATAAGTTTGAAGAGGCTGTTGCCCAATGATCATCAATTTTTCAGTGTTTGCCTGAATTTGGATCGAAACCGGGCATGGCGTAGAACCCTCCGGTGTGGCATGTAACTGAAGAATCAAGGTTTGACCTGTGATCGCTGGTCCCGCCAATACTGTTACAGTGGCCTCCCAATTAAGCAATTGACCTGGGCCTAGCAGCGAAACATCACCTGAAATCTCGCATCGCTCAGAACTAGAAGGATCAGTATATGTACCTCCCGAATTTGACCAAACGTCACCAGCGCGAACTTCAATTCTAATCGAATAAGAATCAAGCTGAGTCACGCTCCATGTATGAGTTGAATTGTTACCAACATTGATACCGTCAATAATGTAGGTTCCGCCATTGAAGTTGACGAAATTCTGAATCAACCCAAAAGTGCTAGACCCCCCTGAAGTGCCTGCTTTTCCCCATCCTTCGGATGCCCATACCATACTGCTACCCGTGAGTGATGGTGCCAGAGGTAATGGTCACGGTCTGACCTACCGTAATCGCGGTAGATGTCAGATTGATATCCGAACCTGATGTCCCCACGGTAAGACCGGTGATAATCGCTGACGCAGCGTTGTTACGGAATTCGGCCTTGGATGCCGTACCGGTTGCATCAGCGGCGGAATCCGATAACGGCACGCCGGCCAACGTCGCGACCGCACCAGATATTGTCATCGGCGGATTTGGCAAGGCAATGGTGGCCAGAACCACACTACCGGCGTCCTGAATGACAAGCGAGCCAGCAGATCCGGCACCGGTCGACGCTGCCGCCGTCTTGGTAGCGATCAAATCAGCCACCAATTGCATCCGGTTGGTTTTCAAAGTCGCTGAATAGGTAACGGCCATGGTCTACTTCCTCTTCTTGCTGTGCAACGGCTTGTGGCTACGGTGCATGGATTTGAAATCACCGTCATCCTTGGCCTGATCAATTTCATCTTCAAGGTCGTCAGGATCATCGCCATGTTCGAGGATCAATGCCCTCGCGGTGCCCGGTTCAACATCAGGACCGACATACCCCTGAGGGTAATCCTGCGCTAAAGTTTCCGGCGTCGTGAGAGTGTGATCCTCCGGTACCTTGAAGGGTTTGGGAGCGCCCGGCCCCGGCTCGTTGATGGAATGCGTTGTACTATCGCCCAACTTGCGGGTACTTTCCTTACTCTGGGCATCTTGGTTAATATTGTCAGGCATGGCTAATTTCCTGTTTATGGAAGCGTGACCTCGGGGACATATCCATCTGGGTAAGCCAGCGCCAAAGTATCCACCGTCGTGACATTTTCATCCTCCGGTGTCTTAAAGGGCTGAGGATCAGTTACCCCCGGCTCGTTAATCGAATACGGCGTGATATCACCGAAAGGGATGGTGCTTTCCTCGCTCTGAGCGCTCGGATTGGTGTTATCAGACATGGCGGCTGTCCCTATGTGAAGGTCCAAGTCTGTGCGGCAGTGGTAACCACGCCACCGGTAACAACCGTCACCGGCCAAGTGCCAGCCGTTGTTTTCTTGGCAACAGTAGGCGCCACCAACGTTGTCGATGATGTGTATGTGGTAGTCTGTGCCACACCGTTGACATAGATGATGGACTGCCGGGTAAACCCAACACCCGTCACTGTCTGCGACACCGTACCGACAGCCGCCACCGTCGAAGGTGTGCCAAGACTCGTCAGTGTGATAGCAGCAGCCGGGGACAGAGTAGAAGCGTGAGATCCGTTTGGCGTTGCAGTGAAAGCCGCAGTCGATCCGACCATCACCAGTGCGCCTGCCGGCAGATAGATGCCGGCGGCATAGGACATGGTAGCCGAGGTCTCAGTGCCCCTGCCCTCACCGTCAACACTGGTACCCGAACCGGCCGCCGCCGTCTTGGCTGCAAACACCGTGGTGTTGGCGCCAGGCGAAGTATAGCCGTCATCAGCATAGGCTTGCAGGATGTCGGTCGGCGGTGTGGTGCCAACGAATGAAAGGTTGGTTGGAGGGGTCGGATTTTCTGGGGTAACAGTTAAGGCGCTCTGGGCCATTATATTCTCCTTATCCGGGGCATCAGCGCCCTCTGTACTGTCCAGGTGAAAACATTGAACCTATCGGCCGTGACAGATTATCAAACATATCAGGACGGCTGACATTACCTATGTCGTAAATTGCCTGATTAATCCGGGCATAAGGCGCCGGCGGCGGCGGTACTTGCTGTGCAACACTGGAAACGCCAGGAGTGCCCGGTCCCGCACTGATCCGCCTCCAAGCGTCCGCCATCTGCGGCTGCGTTGGCGTTGGCGTCGGGCCGGGATGGTTAGGAGGTGGCACCATTGACGGCGGCGACTGCGGGCCGCCATTGACCTGCGGTTCATTCATGCCCCCGCTTCCAGACATCGCCGCCGCGACCTGATCGCGCATGGTACCACGGTACCCACCAATGCCTGGAACCGGAAAAGCCTGTCCACCCACCTGTCCGCTGGTGGACTGAAACGGTACCGGCGAAGCGCCACCTTCGAACGGACTCGACGGTGCAGCAAAGTTGCTCGTGGCGTCGCGACTACCAATCCCTCCACCCGGATATGCCGACACGCCAAACCCTAGCGACGGTGAAGCCGAACCGAAGAATGAAGGTGCACCGCTTTCGAATACATTGCGGTTGCCCTCGCGAGCCGGCGAAGTACCACCAAAAAAAGGCACCGGAGATGTACCAGTATCAAATGCGGTCGGCATCTGCTGGTGTGGGACAGGGTTCGCGCCAGTATCGAACGCGGTTGGCATACGGGCATGAGGCACGGCAGAGGTACCCAACTCGAATGCACCAAGCGACGATGGAAAATTTTGCGGCACGCTACCAGCGGTCGGATCGAAATTAGGCGCCAAGCGCGCGCCGGAAAGTCTACCCAATCCGCTGCCACCCATCGGTGTGGGCTCAACGCCTCTTCCTGCAAACTGATTAACCGCATCGATGGCGCTTTGTGGATCAAATTTCGATGGTGGAGGCCCAGGCGGCAGCGTCGCACTGCTGCTTGGATCATAGCCCAAAGACGGCATTGCGCGCTGGCCGAACCCGATTGTCGGGTTTGCTGGAGAAAAATTACTGTTAAACGCCTGATCAAAATTTGGCGTGTACGAAGGCCTACCAAACCCCCCACCGCCGAACGGCATACCGCCGCCGGAAAGGTTGGGAACCCCCTGCGTGCCGGTGTCAAACGCAGTCGGCATCCGGCCAAAACCGCCACCGCCGAACGGTAAGCCGCCGCCGGAAAGGTAGGGAACCGCGCCGGTATTACCGGTATCGAACGGGCTACTATCGACATTTACGCTCGCTGGCGAAGCACCCCTACCTTGGAAATCAGCCATGGTTTGGCCGTAGGCTGGCGCCACCTGCTGGCCGCCATTAAAACCACCAGTACCACGGCCATAAGCAGCGCCAAGGGCGGCGTATCGGGCTGTATCGCCGCCAAAACCACTAGGGCCGTAAGCATTATTCAGCGACGCCTGATTTTGCCCCCCTATATTTTGTATCCCGTTAAAGAAGTTTTGATTGTTGGCCATGGCGGCCTGGTTTTGCGCCAAATTAGCCTGAAACCCAGCGTTAGGGTTTCCACCAACCCACCATGACGGCATAGAGACATCACTCATGGCACAATTCCCTTAACTGCCGCTGCCTGCTGCTGCTTGAATGCCGCCTGCTGCTGCCGCTCATTCTGCCGCGCCTGCATATCGTTGGCCTTCAACTGCTGCTGCTCTTTCGCCATCTCAAGCTTCTGCCGGCTTGCTTCCAGATTTTCTTGGCTCTCAATCATCTTGATCTGGTGCTTTTCGCCCTCGTGCATCGATTTCTGATTCTGCAAATTGGCCTTAGCCTCATCGTCCTGCTGGTTAGCCTGCAACTTGGCCATCTCGATCCTACGCTGATTTTCCAAGGTAGCTGTGTGCTGGCGATCCTTCATCCGCATTTCTTCGTTCTGCAATTCCAACTTGGCCTTATCGGTCCTGGCCTGTTGCGAAACCTTCATGGTCTCGATCTGCAGCGTCATCTTGTTCTGCGCCGTTGCGGGATCATCGCCCTTCGGTGCGTCACCCTTGGCCTCCATCTGCTCGACCAGCCCATCAATCGCGCTTTCCAACGCGCGGCCGGCACGGTATGGCGCAGTAACGAATTTCAGAAGCTGACCACAAAACGGCGCCGTCTTTGGTTCGGCGGCAATCATCTGTGCCAGTTGCGGCAGCAATTGCGACAGCACACCGGTAAACTCATTGCGCTGCTGCTTCTCGGCAGCCTCGTCGGCTTGAATGGTGCTGTCAGTCTCGATATCGAAAGTAAACGCACGAGCCCGGTAATCCTTGACCAGCTTCATGACCTGGTCGAGCGTCGCTTGCTTTTTCAACTTCTCGATTTGTGACTGCACTTGCGCCTGGATCTCTTTTACCTGATCCGGCTGCTGCTGCATCATTTGCTGGCCCTGTGGCGACATTGCCGCCTGCTGTGCCTGCGTCATGATCTTCGTAATCTGCTGATCGATTTGCGCGTTGGTCGGTAACTCGGTCTGCGACATCTCGATCATGGTTTTCTGATCGAATTTTTCAGTGATGATCTCGATCGATATCTCGACCAGATCACGCGCCAGCCGCACCAACTCCTGTTGCTTGTCCTTGATCCGAGTAGAACCGTATTGCGACTTCAACTGCTGTGCGCCCAGCGTCTCCATAGGATTAGTAGAACCGCGCATGATGTCGCTCAGACCAATAATCTGATAAATGTCGTTGATAATCTCCTTGCGCAGCGTAACCAGTGCCGTAATGGTCTGCGCAATCATGTCGATCGGCAGCCAGATGATGATTTCCTTGGAGCCACCGAATGCGGCCCAATTGCTGATGGGAACGAGAACCTGACCGGGAGATTTTAGCTTGATCGCGGTGTTGACCGCATCAGCGATCTCTCCGCCACCGGCTGGGTAAAAACCTTTAGCTTCAATTGCATCGCTAAGAGCATGAATGCGCCCGGTCAGAAGATTTATTTCCTCCAACTGATCCCGGTATTGGAGAACGTCGGGTACAGGCACGAGCGATCCACGCTGTGTGGTTCCGTAGGCTGGTTTGGGGCAGGGAAAGAAATTACGCAGATGGAGGTGTGGGCCGTCTTCGTCGAGAATATCCTCACATCCTTCTGAGACCCATAACACACGACGGTTTTTCTTGTCCCAGACTTCCCAGAATTTTGCGCGTTCTCGGGCATCAGCACCTCCCACTTCCTTGGCGTCACGGTCAACTTTGTAGTCGGCTTTCTGATAGGCATCACCGGAATGTTGGTGGAATCGTTCACGGGCGTCGTATCGCGTCAGGTAGGAAGCGCCGGCTACCCATGTTACCTCACGCCAATTTCTGGAAATAGAGTGAAGAAAATCCCGGCGGTTCTTGAAGTCGATACAAACCTTTTCGTAAGGGTAGTATTCGTTAGGACTGTCGCCGCTCTCGTATCGACACCAAGCAATGCCACGATCGATCAGCGCCAGATCATCACGCACTAGCTTCATCAGCTCGTTGATCTCGGTCAGATCAAACGCCACGATCGCACAGCGCTCGATCATTTCGCTCGCTGCCTGATAGACCGGCCGGCGGTCCAGGAATTTCGGCACCACGACAGGGACCGGCGACTTGGCGTAGATACTTGGTTTAACGACTTCCATGTTGGCCCAAAACATGGAGAATTCCTTGTCACGGGTATTGGAAGCCAGCCGCGCAAGATGGGCATATTGCCGGTCGATCAGGTCGCAATGATTGTTGTAATCCTCGAACGCATCTTCACTTTCCAGCAACAGATTAAGCCATGCCTTCGACTCGTTCGGCGCAATCGTCGGGTTGAACTCCTGGTCATCAAAGCGAATGTCTTTGTCGACCGGTTTATCAGTCATAGCTCATCACCACGCGCACAAAGACACCATCAGCCATAAGCAATATCCGCCAAGCCCAATACGTCTTTACGTGATGGTCGTGCTGAACTTTCATAACAGCATTCCCCTTCTCGGCACATCACGCGGCGGCGGGATGATCAAGCCGCGCGGCTCCGGAATACGAATTGGCAGCGGCGCATTTCTCTGACGCGCTAGGGCCAAGTAACGAAAGGCGTCGGCATAATGCGACGTCCAATCATGTAAAGCATTCGCGCGAAATGCCTTCTTTTCATCATCCCATTCCCTCCGGTACTGCTCCAACGCGCTCAGACCATCTTCACATCGCGAATGAAACACACACAGCGGCATGACTTTGCGCACCGCATTGATGCCGTCAGCGATGGTCGCCATCGGCACCAATTCGGGATGCAACCCCATCTCGACCATGGTCTCGACACGGGTCTTACCGGAGCCCCATTCCTTTATCTTGGCGTCGTGAGGAACGTAATCGGTGCCGTTCCTCCATCCATATTGTTTCTCTCGTTGCTCCACGACTTCGGCGTAGTGTTCGAGCCCAACACCAGAAGCGGAGTAACAGTCCAAAATATAAATCTGTCCACCGACGTTTTGCCACCACCAGATTGTGGTGTCGTCTCTAACTCCGAGGTCCCATGCTCGATGCACGGGGCGAACCAGGTCTTGTGACAGTTCATCGACAATTCTCTCTTCTTTTCTAACATTAACCATCTCCAGCGAATAGAACGCGCCTAGAATGGCAGCATTCCACGAACACAGATACTCCTGCTCAAACTGCGCCCTACCGATGTCCTCGCCATGCAGAGCAATGTATTCGTTGCGAGCTTCCTCTAGCTCGTCACTAGACAACGCGCCCGTGTCGACTGCGGTCAACAGCTCTGAGAACCATTCCGAGCGTGTCATCGCGTAATCGAACATCGCCTTGGCGTGGTTGTGGCCGCGTGGCGTGGTTATGAAGCTTGCCCAGCCGTTGTTTTCCGCCAGCATCGGCCGGTGGTAAGCCCAAGCACTCGGATTGGAAAGCGCCCACTCCGAATAAGTAATCCCCGCCACACCGGCGCCCACGGTGGCATCGTATCGATCGGAGCCAATGACCTGCCATGTCGAGCCGTTCCTGAAACGAATAAACATCTCGTTATCATTTGTGGTCTCACGCATCGCGAGCGGAAAGGCCTCGTCAATCCTCCGCTTTCCAGTATGCGCATTAACCGCCGTCCAGATCGCTTTGCGTCCCTGCAAAAATTCCGGCAGACAGTGCCAGTAAGAGGCCGGTCGCTCCCAGAGTGCGACCGCTGAATGGTGCAGCATGATTTCGTCTTTACCGGCCCGGCGATGCCAGATCGCAATCGCCCGGTCACCGCCGCCTCGCTTGAAGATCCCGTCCTGCAGATAGCGCCATAGCTTCATCTGGTGGCGGCGCGGCATCCAGTTGTTATGCGGCAGCGAGACGTTCTTGGGCATTACATACAAATACCACCGCACCGCATCGTGCTCTCAATAAAAATGTAGAGCCACAACGGCGTCATCAAAAGACAAAACCAGAAAAACATGTCTTTCATGGTGGCGGTGTCACAAAGGTGACAGCGATACCGGGCAACGGCGCGGTAACCTTAGTCACTGCAATGCCATACTTGACGCCGGACACCGCCACCGCCTCTGTCACCGCTTTGCCAAGCAAAGGCGTGGTTGCGGTGACATCGACCACCGACAGGCCGCCAGAGGCTACTGTGATGACTGCAGTGGCCATGCCAGTAATCCGTAATTTCTATCTATCGGGTACGATAGATTAGCAAGATATTGAAGTTTTGCCTCTTTGTCATAGACATAGGCCCGAACGCGCTCCAATCGCCGGATCTCGTTGCGGCGCTGTTCTGCGGTCATCTTGTTAAGGCGATGTGCCCAACCCTTCAATCTACCCATCAGGCTCGACTCCCCCTGATGGTGACACCGTTTACCTTACCTGATGTTACACGAAAACCGTTGATGGTTCTCGCGGCAGAGGGCTTCCCCGCCGCCATCACGACGACAGGATTAAGGGAAGCACAGATCGCCTGCGCCAGCGCAATAACCGATGTCACGCTGGTATTACCGCCGCCGATCAGTTGGGCAATCGTCGCCGCAGTCGGGACAAATCCGCAGTAGGTCTTTGCGTAGCCTTGGACCTGAGCAATGATGGCGACAACATTAGCCGGCAACGGCGCCTGAACACCACCGGTCGAAGCGCAGCCGCCCAGAAGCGCGGTGGCCGATACGGCGCAAACCATCAGGAATTTCGTCATTTGATGCACCTTTCTAGTATCTTATCGCGACGTTCTACCGCGTAGCCAATCTGATATAACGTGTACGTAAAGCCCAACAGCGCAACCAGATTAATGATCAACAAAGCCAGTACTAACGGCGAGCCACGCAGGTTTTCAACTACCTTGCTCGCAATCTCGTCGGGTGAAGGCGACATCACATCATGACCCCCGGAATAAAGCACCTGATATCCACCTTGCCCGAACCTGAGAAATTAAACGCTAGCCAAACCATGGTCGGGCCGTACAGGTTCGGCACCTTCAACACGGCCTGATCAGGAACGTCGATCCACTGGTTATTAATGAGTACGCTGTACTTGCCGTCTTTGGTTTTCCAGTCGTTATCCTTCAAGACGTTGCCGTCCGCATCCGAACAACACGGCCCCTTGCCAGATTTGAGACCGTTGAACCAATCTTTCTCTTGTTTGGTCACCGCGTAGTGCCGGTCATGACCTCTTGCTGGGACGTTGGCGATGACCACCATCAGGATAATGATAGCAAAAACGATAGCCCACGCCGCTATAAACCATTTCATCGGCGTATCCTTATTTTACCAGGTAACCGCCCCGTCGCTTGTGCCAGATCGGTTTGAGGTTAATGACCGGAGCGATTACCTGGGCCGACTCCTTACTTCACCATCTTGTCGCCAAGATCCTTGATGTTCACCGTACCCAAAATAGGCGGCAAACCCTTGCCATGCTCTCTGGTCGTTGCCGCCTTGACGGCCCACATCGCCGCCTCCTCGTAAGCGGTCTGCGCCAGCGCCGCGAGACGCGGCTCGAGATGCTTGATCTCCTCGCACAGATCGATCAAGTCGGCAGTGTAGCGTTTGATCTTGTCGACCATGTTGTCTTGCGACGGGTTGAACGACTCACGAACGCGATAGGCTCCGATACTCATGCTGTTATCCTCCCTAAAACTATCAATACTACGACGCATTTCCATTTTATCCTCCTTTATGTTCACAACGAAAAACGGTGGATAGTGCAGTTTCGCATACCATCCGTCCATTCCATCCTCCCTTTTCACCTTGGCCGAGTATTGTTCTGGTGAACTCTAAAACTATTTAGCTGCTCCAACGCCTCTACCCGCTCGCGCAGTTTGAGGATCTCGTCAAACGCCTCCATCCGCATCTCACAGCGCTCCGTATCCGTCAAACCAAAGTTGTGCAGATCCGCGAGACGCTCAAGCAAATCGGGTTTGTCAATCCATTCCTTGATCATGATGGCTGCCCATCACTAATTTCAACACGGTTTTGGTTTCGACGGCTTTGATGGTTTAGGTTTGCGTCGCGTTGGCAGTTTCATCGGATTCCTTTTTCAGTTTACGGTTTCGTGGAAGTCACCATTACCGGTACTGGAGTCCCATGGCGATTTTATTCCGCCTAACCGCCCCGGGGTCATCCCCCACCCCTCCAAAGCAATCCCTACCCTAGACCTCATGTTGGGTAGACATGGGGTACTAGCTGCTAAACCATTGGTTGTATTGATGTGTTACGTTGCGTCACTGTCGTTGGGAAGCGGCTGGGTATCATCTTCGCTCGTTGTATCTGCATCGATACAACGCACTGTCTCGCCTTGAACGACAACAGGACGCTCATCGATGTGCTCGAGGATGTGGCGTATCGTTATCTTGATGTCGCCATCGACAACGTGCATCTGATCTGCCTTGCCCCAGCCGCGATCAAGCAGATGCACGCACGCTGCAACTACCGCTGAATCGTTCGGACTGTGTCGCGCAACGCCAGCAAGCCTGTTGATCGCCATAGTGGTATGCGAACGCGCAACGGTTCTAAGATCGGTTATCACTTTAGCCCTAGGCACTTATCCATCCTCAATGCTCTCGTTTTCGTGATGTGGTGACGGCCAGAGGGCTGACATCATGAACATTTACAATCAAGTCTCACTGTTCGCCACTGAATGGCTAAAATCCAAAAAGCAATAGCGATGCAGCGTCTAGAACGCGGTCAATCAATCCAAGAAATTATAGACGCGCTAGTGGCGCAGCGTGTCACCTAGGGCACATCCCTGCTACCCCTGCCGATTGACTTCAACGCCTGTGGATCATTTCCGCAGGCGTTTCCGCGCTTGCTACCGTCATCGAAATGTTTCGTCAATCCATCATCGAGACGCAATATTTCAAAATTAGTCTGTCGCTGCGGCGATGGTGACACATGAGCCGTACAATTTAACAGCACCCTAGCCTGACCGGCAGCTTGTGCAGTCAAGACCTGATCAATCGTCACGCCATTAATAGCCAACGAACTAGATCCAAAATGAAACCGCACCGTTCCGGGCGGTTCCTCCAATAGACGCGTGACCATATCGAGGTTAACCGCGTGATTGCCAAAAATCATGATCATACCAGATTTGGTTCCTTCTCCGCCCTTTTGTCAAGTTTTGTCCATTGTCAGCCATGCTGACATAATTTCAGCGGCAGCACCACGCAAGCATTCCAACGCAGCTTGCCGCGCGCGGTAAGGTGAATGATACCCTAACGCGGTGCCAGCCTCAGCGAGACTACGCTCCTGAATAACCACCATGGTCACCACATCACGCTCAATCACTAACAACCCGCCAAAAGCCACTCCAAACATCTCGCGGTGCCAGATCTCCTGCTCACTAGAAGCCATGCCATAATCCCGATTATGCGCCGTCACCCGACCCAGATAGATCGCCTGTAGGCTGCCGCCATGATACCCAATAAACCAATGCATCCGCACCCGTACCAGCGTCTGATATTGGTTCTCCGTCAATTGTCCACGCGTCCGCATTTGCTCTAGCGGGGCATCCAACATTCGGACAATCCGGCGCGAACCATCGCCACCTATCTCAAAAGCCCCTCTCGCCTTTTCCAGCCGCTCCCGTGTTGGCATAGCGTCCTCAGATAGGGCCTGAGGCTGCGCCGCAGCCCCGTGGGTACGTTTTTCTTTCCTCCCGGTACTCCTCCAAGCCCTTGCCTTAGTCATCACCCTACGGCCTCCCCGTTGCCTTCCTCTGGATAACGATCGATTACCTCTGCGCCCGGGAACAGTTTCTTTACGGCGCCGATCGCCTTGAAACTTTCCAACCCGGCTAACATCCTCGCGACTTCATCAGGCGTCAGCCAAATGACGTTGTTGCCATGGATCTCCCTGACGCGCGGCACCGCAGCTTTTTGAGTTCCGATGGCAACCTTGGTTCCCGTTATCAAGTCGGTTCCAAGCATGTAGGCATCATCTTCGATATGCGCATTCTGCATGGCTTCTACAGCCTTGGCATATCCCCTCACCGTCGCCTCGCCATGGGTGCGAATATCGTTTGCCAACCCCATGACGCATTCCTTCGTGAATAGATTGACCTGATCGTGCAGCGCCTCCGCAAGATCCGGGTCGAGGCGTCTAAGGCTAGCCTGCGTCCATCTCGCCTCGAATATCAGCGCCGCTTGGCTCACCTGATCACACCATTCCAAAACGACCTTCGTTGTTGACTGTGTCATATCATGATACCTCCGACGGAACTCATTTTACAACCGACCTCAATCCTTGCCTGCGCTCGCACCAACGAGCAAGCCCGCTTCCCTTTAGGGGTGCTGCGCTAGCAGCCCCTATAGGGGCTTGCGAGGGGGCATGCGAGCGCAGCATGCTAGCGCATGCTAGCGCGGTGCTAGCGCGGTATGCTAGCGCGCTCGGAACCACAACCATTTTAGACCCCCATTCAACCATTGGATGCTATCCTTGTTTATTGCGGTGTACTCGCTACTAGGCGCTCATGCCGGTGCCTACCACTACCCTGATACTCCACAACCATAATACTATTTGATGCAAATAATTCACTCATAGCGGTACTAAAATCATCCTTACGCATCTTCGCCTTGCGTGCCTCTGGCGTTTCGGCAAACAACCTTGGAGCATTCAAGTTTGATTTGGCCCTGTGGCTAACGTGAACGCCTTGCCTATCGAACCGTCCCAACAACTCCAGAAACAAGCTTTTCGCCCTCTCTTTATGCGCTAGCCGGTCTAATCCAGATTGCCCATGCACCGGCAAAAACAGCCCGTTGCGGTATTCGAGTATGATGGAAGCGCCCAAAGGACCGTATTGATTTTTCTTGAACTGCAATTCGCGCAAGGCTGACTGAGGATTGTCGGCTGTATCTTGGTCTTTTATTTCGTTATCCAGCTTTGGCGTTGTCAGATATTGCCGGAACCGGAACGCGCCATGCCATGCTGTTGACCCTGAATAACCTTCCCCAGACGCCTTGCCGGCTTGGCTGGGATGCGAAAGGATCGTCACAGAACCGCTCGCCACCTTCGCCAACGCCTGCATGTGCATCGAAAACTCATAGACCTGCGAGCGATCGATTTCGTTGCCGGCGAAGGCCCTGCTCAACGTGTCGACCGAGATATTACGCGGCTTGAGGTCGCCGGCCTGTTCGTATAGCCAGGCGTAAAGCGCCGTTGTCTCTACCCTCCCCGTCCGTGGATTAGCCGCACACAAAACCGCGTCTTGGCCGAGTAAGGGGAGGACGTGCAAACCGCCGGCGATCACCTCTGCGAACGTCAATTCGGCGTGCCCTAGGATTGCTGCTAGCCTGATGTGGATTTCCTTCTTGTCGTCCTCACAGCCCAGATAGAACGCCCCTCCAGGCGCTGGCAGTGAGCCCATCCAGTCGCGCGCCGCGACGTGGGCGACATCCTTCATCAGCTCAATGATACTCTTGCCGGTGCCGCCTTCGCCTGAGAACAGTCCGGCTTGGTTTAGCGGCACCCTGTCCTCGATTGCCCATTCCCGTTCCGGTACCGGGATGTGGTCCCAGTCCGACATGTCCAGCCAGTCGGGGTGGACCCATAATGGGGCTTGGTTAGGGGTCCGTTTCTCAGTACGTTCCTTGTACGTTCTTTGTACATCTTGTACAAACTCTTGTACAAACGGCTCGCCCCAACCCTTCCGGTAAGGGCCTTCCAATAGCTTGCTGAGATCCCGGTCATTCTCCCCACGGTCACAGTAAGGGCCGCAGAACGCCCGTATAGCGGCCTCTGGCCAGCCTTTGGAGACCAGGGAAGCAGTCACCACAGCCATAGGATTGTGCCAGTTGCCGGGCTCTCTGGTGGCCTCTAGCAACTCCCTAAGTTCATCGATCGATTTGCCGATTTGCTCGGTTTCGGCGGCGTAGGCCAGGTATGGTGCGGTGCGATCGTGGCCGTTGCCGTTGCCGCCTATGATATGATCGGTGACGGCATTTCTGATGTACGAAGAATGGCCGGCGGCGCCGGCATATTCCAGCAATACTTTGGCCGAGTAGCGCGGCGCGCGCGGGTCCAGCTTTAGTACCGTTCGTTCGATCAGATAGCCGCGCCCAACCTTGTCTTGTGATGGATATGACAGTGTTCCTGCCAGGCGCATCACCCTGTCGGCATTGTGAACGTTGTCGCCACCAAGCCAGGTTTCCAATGCGGCGTTAACAGGTTCGATCGCGGTTGCGATGTAAGGGCTGTCTAGGTGGAAGTAGATTTGAAAGCGCGAAGATGGGATGGTGCCAGTCTGCACCAGGATGGCCGGAACAAGGTTGGTATCATATAGTAACTGTGCGACGCGCTTCTCATCGCCCTCCAAATCAAAGTCGCACCACGCAAACGATGTCAGCGAAACGTCAGCCTTGCTGGCGCGTTTGGTCGACTTTAGTTCGGCCTTACGTAAGGCCGGCCCGACATAGACGTTAGCGCCTGCCTTCGACCGATTGTAAGCAAGCCCAGCCGCCGCTTCTATTTCACCTACAGCATTGAACAGCCGCGCTGCTTCCGGGCCGCGATTAGCCAGCCCATAGGCAATCTCGATCTGGGCATCAGGATAGGCTTGAACGAATTCAGGTGGAAATAGTGCGTAGAGATGCTTGGATATGTCGGCTAGATTTGGACCTAATGAGGCGTCCAGTGTGGCCGAGGTTGATTGTGGTGTAACCATAACGGCTCCCGGTTTTCGGGGTAGTGGCCGTTGCGCTGGTTGAACAGATGGGGTAGTATCCCTGTACAGAGCGGGATTGCTAGGGATGATACCCAACCGCCACCCCCTTTTTCGGACACGGGGTGGCGGTCTTTTTTTGTCCTTTGTCAGCGTGACAGCCGAGTGACGCTACGCCCGTTAGTTTTCAAAATCTAGGCTTTCGCGCTGCACCTGACAATGATTGAGGCTGATGGCGTTCGGGCTGGCGTGGTTGTCCTTGCTGGCTATTTGGCAGTGCTTCGCGTTGCGGGGCTTCTTGTAGCTGGGGTTTTTCGGTTTGTGTAGATTTTGATACTTGCTTCGGCGCTGGCTTCTCCTCGTAATAATCTAGTGCTTCCTGATCAGCCTCAGCCTGTGCTGTCGCTTCGCCTACGGCCGCTTGCAGTGCTTCGTCAATCTTAATGCGGCTAGTCCAGCCGATTACCTCGAATATCGGAACTCGGATCTTGCCCAAAGTCTTATCACGATGATCGTATTCCCGCCAGTTCAAGCGAATGACAGGAAACATATTCGGCGTCATCCTTGAGTGAGTGAAATATGCCTTTGCGATGACGCCGTTGGCGCTGTGGCCGCCCTTTGAGGCGGTGGCAAAGGTATAGATTTGTTCATTCTGTGGATCATACATGATCGTGTGCGCAGAATTTTGCCACGGATCGCGTGGCTTGCCCTTGTCGTCAGTAGGCCACATTGATTCATCCGTAGCGTCGAGATCGGCACGCTTTGGTGGTACGAAACCATCGCACATCCGGCCCATAGCGTGGTCAACAGGCCGGTTATCTTCCCACTTTTGCCAACCAACCCACATTTCATCGCCGTGCACGATCAGCTCAGTGCCCATCGGGATTTCTTCGCCTTCCTCGCCGGCCAAAAATTCACCGAACTTCGTAAATTTCAGCAACTTGCCAATGATGCGGGATGATGTAACCGAGTTGGCGTAGGCCAAATAAGTGTTGCTGGTTTCGGTTGAGGGAAGGGTTTCGTTACGTTTGCTGATGTCGTTTGCCATTTTTGTTTTCCTGTTCTGTTTTCAGTTTCAGTTTATGGTGGCAGTTTAACGTCATGCCACAAGACGGCCTCGTTAGGCTACCTTGGCCTTGTCCGCCATGGTCGCCGGTTTCAGCGTGATGGTCAACTGGTCTCCTGGAATGCCTTCGTGCTTGAATTTATCGATATCTATTCCTTTCAGTCTTACCGCCTCCTTGAGAAGTATCATGTCATAAGTTTCACGTCCCTTGACTTGTGTCCAGCTAACAGTAATGCCGTCACCGGCAATTTTGTTCTGGCGCTTTTCGCGCAACCGCTCCTTGATGTTGTTTTGCAGGTTGCGCCGGTATTTCTTGGCTTCGGCTATCTCTGTTTCAAGTGCCTTATAGTGTTTAGCCAGGTCGCTGATCTCGGCAATGAACTGCTTGTCTGCCGGCTCAATCACTTCAGTTGGCACCTCTTTGCGCGCCCTCCCGCAGGCGTCCGTGAATGGGCAATACTCGCATTCCTTGCCGCCGGCAATCCAGCCTTCCGGTTTTAGTTCATGCAGCGATGTCGCGTTCATGATCCTGGTGGCGCGGATCTTGGCGCGTTCGTAGACGGCTGGATCATAGTCAATTCGGAATTCGGTGATTTCATCCAAGAATGAAGCATTGAAGTAAACCAGGATGGTATAGTCTGGTTGCCATTTCGTTTTGGCGTGCAGAATGCCCATCTGTACTTGGACTTGATGAACATTTTCTGGTTTTGGCTCATCCAGATTGACGCGCGGGTCAAGTGATTTGCATTCGATTAGGAATTCTTGTGACCGTCGAGTAGTTGAAATTAGGCAATCCAGTGTTGCCGAGATACAGTTATCGATGAAGGTTTCTTGTTTTTTGCCAAGCAATTTGGCATCCTTGCCGAAATGAGCTTTGATCGCCGGCACGAACAAATGGTTTTCGACCAGATTGCCGCGCTCGCGAGCACCCCAAGAATCAATGTAGTCGTCATTGCGCTTGAACGTCGACGCCAGTTCAGTTTCCTCTGCCTTGGTAAACCACACCTTGCGCTCACACTGGCCGATTTCGGATGCGCCAACCGTCATGGTGCGATCGTATTTGAAATATTTTTGGTGGGTCTTGATGTAGCTGTTAACGGCGTCTTTGACGATGCTCATTTGACATTCTTCCAGTTTGGTTTGCCAGTTGTCAAATAGTTGCGAAGCGCGGTTGCCGCCTGTTCTGTTGTAATGTCTTCATATAATTCCGGCATGATGGTATTGGGATAGAAAAGATCAAGAAGGTTTTTAGGAAAGTCGCTAGAAACAGCGCTGAAATAGACGCCTGGGCCGCCAATGATTTCAGCCGTTCCACCAATACAGGAGACTGTACCACAGCTTTCGTAAGTTGAGGCCCATACGTCCATGTTGAAGAATTTGCCTAAGACAGGGTGATTGTCTTTGAATTCTAAACTGCTTATTGGTTTTTCCATGTGAGTTAGTTTTTTGGTTTCCAGTAGCACCAATGTTTTGATGAGTGCTTGCTTCTGCTTTTCAGTGATTTTCAGATCAGTCGCGGATTTGAAGTTTTGTGCTAGCATTTTTAGTCCTCCTTCTTTGGCAGACAAGTTACAATCAGCAAGAGCATTGCGATCACAAGATAATAGGCATCAAGTTCATACATTATGCTATGGGTTTCATCTCTTGATGATCCGGTAAGTTGAATCGCGCTTGTAACCGGGAGCGCGAACTTCAATATCGGTTTCTGCTAGTTTGGCGTTAAGGTGCAATATATTGACGTGGATGCAATTGCGGCCGTCACGGTCGCTTTTACCGGAGTAGAACATCCTGGCCAACGTCTCACAGCTAATGCCGTGGCTACCGAAACGTTCAACCATATCGAACAAGTCAGCAAGTAGCGGTGACAGTTGCACACTATGTCGGACTAGCAGGCGCTGGCCGCAGCATTTGCAGATGGCTTGTTCGCGACGTTTCAGCATTGGTCTTCCGCCTTTGATCATTTTGGTGCTTTCAGTTTTACAATACGCTGTAACCGGCCGCGCGAGATTTGCCTTGCTGCCTTGATCTGGCGCGTCAGATCCTCGACCTGTTGTTTCAGTTTGTCATTTTCTTGGTCACTATAGCTGCCCCAGAGAAAATGACTGTAAGTCATCATCGCGTACTCAATTGGATTGAAGTGGCTGCACTCGTGGCTGGTCAGGACATCAATCGGAGTAGGGTTTAGGTGGCAGCGACCGATCTGTTCCATTTTTTTCTCTTTGACCAGTTTGCGAACATCGGCCCAATTATATTCTTCGCCCTTATAAGCTGGAACCCAATCCGCTGGCTTGACGCCTCGGAAATGCTGGCACATTAGGCAGGCGCGATCTCTCATATCATTACGCCTCGACGCTGACTTTCCCAGCACAGAAAGCGGTGCCAGCCCCACCAGTACGGGTTGCAAACGAGTGTCGGACAATGAGGGCGCGGCTAGTCGTCATAAAATCGTTCATTTAAAAGTTCTTGGCATTGCCAGAATTCTTTTTCCGCAGCATCAATGCGTTTGGCTTCGGCTTCAGTGAATTCGGCGGTTCGGTCATTGTATGCGCCTCCGCGATTTGTAAGAGGAACGAGGCCAAGCACAGGGTAAAGTTCGTCAACATCGTGATAGTAAAGGGCCATGTTACAGAACTCCTATGGCTTTGCGCGATTCATTGGTTTTTTGCCTTTTTGTTTTGTATTTCTTCCCATCTCTTTCCAAAAGCTAGATGCACTTCTGCATCTTGGCCGGTGTACTTGCAGTGCATTACCAAGGCAAGCGTGAGCACCATTGGTGCCAAGGTGCCATGCTGTTCGTGTAGATCGGCAAGCAAGTGTATGGCGGCCTTGGCTTTCTCATTCATTTCAATGGCTTTTTTGGCGTCACTTTTATTAATCATCACAACACTCCTAGCTTTACCCTGCAGATCTGAAACACGGTCGGATCTTCATCGAATAGTGCATCATCGAACGGCGCCAGCCCGTTCTGTTCACGCAGGCGGACAATGGCATCGTCAATCATGCTTTGGGCGGTATAGCGTATTTCTGGCTTAAACGATTGCCAGTCAAATCCGTTTATTAGTGCAAGAAATAAATCGGCCTGCTTGATGTCGAGTTGTTTTAGTGCATCGTGAAGCATTCTGATTATGACACCATCCGGCCCTTTCAGCGCAGTCTTATACGCTGCTTTCTTGGCGCGGTTGTAGCGGCGGAATTGCGCGTTGTCCTCGGCAATCTGCTTCTCGGCGCCACGCAAAACCATCGGCGCCTGCTTCTCGCTTTGGACAACGCGCGCCTCCCGCTTCTCTTTGCCGAAGCGTCGCGGGAGAGTGGATTCGTAATAGCGGGTCCAGGCAGCGCGGTTGTCAGTCATTGTTCTCTCTCATGCGGGAGCCCCAAAGCCTCACGGGCGATGTTGCGCATTTTGATGATGACCTCCCAATCAGGATCAGGTTCGTCTAGGGTGGCTGGCGGGTCTTCGGTTAGACTTTCCAGCGCCTCCCGTAGCCGCCGGATCTCATTGCGCATCGATGCCGGTGATTCCGGGTCAGGCGGGCCTGCCATCCGTTCGTTTATCTTCCGCTGCCATTCATCCATACCGTTCATGTCACATCATCTTCCGGAAATGGTGCGGTCGGCTTGATTACGCCCCAAGGTATTAGGATCATTGCCGCAGTGTTGAGTGTTTTGGCGGAGCCCCACCAATGGCCTAGGTTACTGGCCTTGGCGGCAAACCCTAATTGTGGATCTGAAACCACGCCACGGTGCGCTTTTAATTCCAGCCAGCCCGTTCTGCCGCCCGGTAGTAGGAAACAGAGATCCGGGACTCCAGGCAATACGCCTTCTGCTTTCAACCGCAACGCAACACGGATATGTCGTAGCTCACCATTGCCAACGGCAAAATACACAATTTCAGGATTGGCGTATTCAGTCAGGTACTTCATTAGCTTGACCTGGAGAGTGTGCTCTGGTCGGCGGCGTTTCGATTTCATTGTCGTTCAATTTTGCGGCACAGATCTGCGATTGATTCCATCATGGTATCGCCAAGACCGTGTAGCCCGTCACCTTCACCGTCAATCCAGGCACCATATTCACCATTTGGCAGTAATTCGGTAATGACAACTAGACGCTCACCACCATCCTCGCGGAAGTAATGTGTCTTGCGGCTATCTTCCATTTTGGCGCTGGGGACTGAGAAGATACTGTTATATAACGTCGAACTGTTCATTGCTCATTGCTCCTTGGGTGGGTGGTGGATAGTGAGTGCGCCCTGAGTGCGCGGCGCTTATAGCAGCCTGCGCGAATTGTAAAGGGTGGAGCTATCCCCTGTGCGGGGGTTCATCCTTAACCGCTGCCCTTTCAGCGTAGACATATGGTAATTGTTTATCGCACCGCAGTGCGTGACGGTTCACATGATCGCCTCCCGGTTGGGCTTAGGGTTGATGGGTTAGCTTACTGAGGCATCGACCAAGTGCCGTCCTCGTTCTTGACGAAGCCCATGGTCACGGCCTTCTCCAGCGTCTCTTCCTTGACGCGCAGCGCCACGATGTCGTTGATGCGGGCAGAGCTTCCTGTTTGGTGGCTTTGATTGTCTTGTGGCGGGTCATGATGAGACACCAATTCGTTTGTTGAAAGCCTTGATGTAGGATTGTGGGTTGTCTTGACCTTCGCGGTCGATCCAGCGTTCGTATTCTTCGCCAAGAGATGGCTTCCCGTTTCGGCCGTGAAACCGAACCAAATATCTTTCTTCGCCAGGACTATCTGTCGGCTTGAGAATTGTCGCTTGGCCTTCGAATAGTAATCCTTTGTTGGGTGACATTTGGAATACGTTGACAACATCGCCCTTCTTATGAAGGTGGTTCATTTGTATCCTCCAATTTTTCTCTGTCTCTTGCACACATTATAGCTTGACAACTCGTCCTTGTCAACAGTAAATTAGTGTCAGGAGGTCAGTGAAATGAAAAATAATTTTGGTCTCTTGATCAAGAGAACACGCGAAGAGGGAGGGTTAAGCCTTTTCGCTGCCGCTCGTATCGTAGGTTGCTCTAAGACTCAATTATGGGATTTAGAACAGGGGAGATCGGCTAACCCGACAATCCAAACACTAGCGAGGCTGTCGGCAGCATTTGGAATAGAAATCGGCAAATTGGCGCGTATCGCGGCGTATGGAGAGAGAAAACAATGAGACAACCAACCAAGGAACGCCAGATCATTGCCGTAGCTTGTGAGCGGGCCGGTGGCTTGCGAGCGCTGGCGCGCGCCATCGGCATCAATTACCAGAACATTCAGATCTGGAAACGAATTCCGGCCGAGCGCATGATCGCGATTGAAACCGTCACCGGAATACCTCGTGAGCAATTGCGGCCGGACCTGTTCGTGCCGCGTAGGAAGGTTGTGTGATGGCTACTGACTGGAGGTCACGCGCCCTCGCCGCCGAGGCTGATCTAACCGCGTTTCGCCGATCGTTTGACGGGCATGTTTACGTTAAGGACGAAGAATATGCGGCATTTCATGCGCGGCTCCGATCGGCCGAATCCGATAGAGACAAATACCGCAAGTTATGGATGGATGCTGTTGCGCCACCGGTAGAACCGTCATGATTATCCACCAGACCAACCACAAAGGGAATAAAATGCCGGAGGAATACACTTTCCCATACTTGCGTGCGTGGGAACGAATGATGCACAGCAGCGAACGCTATACTAATAGTCGGCTTGCGCTGGCGCACAAGGAAAATGCGCCACATGACGCCATGTGGCGCAGCATTAACGGCAAGTGGCACTGTTTCAGTGAAATGGCTGATCACAATCACAACAAGGCGCTGATAGCGTCATATGTGAAGGGGATTGAAGATGAATGACAGCTCTAGAAATGTTAAAATAGAAGCACTCATTAGGTTGCTGGCGGGTTGGGTTGCCCGTAACCCGGATGCCGTAGCAGGAGATGCAGCGGGCGAGGATCTTCTTGATTTAGTGCGGCGCATTGCGATTCTAAAAAAGGATTTTGAAGATGAAACGGTCTGAATTAGAGCGGTGGATTGCGGAAAGACAGGCAGAACTTGATAAGTTGTTAGAGGAAAATTCACCGGAATACATTCACATACGCATGAAGTTTCAAAAGGAACATGATGAATTGGTTAGCAAAGGAATCGAAGATGAAACGGTCTAGGTCGAAACCAGCTATTTGTTGCAAATGCGGTAAAAATCTTGGTGGTCATGTTCCCAAAGATGCCGAGGACGTCACCTGTTTTGCCTGTTGTGAAGTTGAATACCAGAAAAAGGGTCGAAGATGATACGGTTTAGCTTGGTAGTATTGTTCCTCGCGGTGACCGCCTTGTTGATTATAGGATGGGCACCGTCGACACCGCGATATGTATTTGACCAACAAAGCCGGCCGCGTTCGTCAATCGACATGGATGCCCTGACGGCAGCATTGCGGGAATACGGCATTTGGCGGGAGCAGCACGATCGCAACACGTTCCCGTCAGACATGCCAAAGGTCGGGGAGACCTATGATCCGGTGACCGGCAATGCGGTTCGAGAATGATAACCGTCACAGCTATAGCGCTGATCTTGGCATCTCTTCTGGTGTTGTTGTGGCCAACGCCGGAGCCAGCGCTGGTTTGCCTGCTAATCGCCTTAGTGTCTCTTGTAATGAGGTTTGCGCCATGAGCTGGACTCACTTGGACACATTTGCGCTGGCGGTATTCTTGTGGATGCTGCTGTTATTGCCAGTGATTTATTGGTGAATGCCATGATGCCTTACGATAAATTTTGTTCTGGCGTGCTCGCTTTCGTGATCGCTTGGATTTTGACAGTCATCATCATGTCTATCGTGGGACCGTTCCAATGACAGAACAGCAAATCAGATCTGAATATCTATGCGGCGAATGTGATCTTATCCACGCAATAGAAATGCTTCAGGAGTATTGCGGGATGTCTTCTCGTGAAGCAGAGGAGATAGTTTATAAATGGGAAGATTAAGCACACGCATCTTTTGGACGATCATCCTCACTATCGACAGTGGTTGGGTGCTACTCGCTTTGTCAATCTACTCAGCAAGATCAGGGAGGTATCCGCAATGACCCGTGAACAACTTACCGCCGCAGCCGAAGCCGACGAGATTGAAGCCGCGCTTAAGGCTTACTCTAGGAAGCCATTTAGGTGGCTGGTGATATGGGGAAATGGCGATGAAACGCTCTATGACCATGAGCCACCGGCAACGCCATACGACAAAGAAGTTATCCCGCTTTATTGTAAGCCGTCTGTAACGAATATGGAAACCATTGCCGAGCTTCGCTATGAGGCAGAGAAGTACAAGAGCCTATATGAGGCCGCTATAGAGCGCGATCCATGGGGGCAGATAAGAAATCAGCCAAGGAAATTAGTTGATAATGGTGATCTCTGGATGGCCGAGCAAGGAATGAAGGTGCGCTTGGAAGCACAGGACCCGAGCGGAAAATGGATTGTAATCTTCCCGGCGCAGCTAGAACAGATGATCCAGCAAGGTGCAGCAGTCCGAGCCACTGAGGTCGAGTATGATTTGGAGGCGACACCATCACGCCCACGACCCGCGAGGATCCGCCGTCTTGTGTCCGGAGCGAAAGACCCGTCATGAGGCGCACAGTTTCTTGGTTCTCCTGCGGCGCGGCCTCGGCTGTTGCCACTAAGCTGATGCCGACCGCCGTCCCCGCCTATTGCGAGACTGGCGCAGAGCATCCCGACAACATGCGATTCATGGCCGATTGCGAGGCGTGGTTTGGGCGGCCCGTAGAGCGGCTGAAATCCGGCACCTATGCCGACACATGGGACGTGTGGGAACGCACCCGCTGGCTTGCCGGCATCAATGGGGCACGCTGCACAGTCGAGCTAAAGGTTGCCCCTCGCCTTGCTTGGCAGCGCCCTGACGACATCCATGTGTTCGGCTATACGGCAGACGGCCCAGACAGCGACCGCGCCGCCCGGCTGCGCGCCAACTATCCCGAGCTTACAATCGTCACGCCGCTGATCGACCGGGGCATAACCAAGGCGGCCTGTCTGGATATGGTGCAGCGGGCCGGACTCAAGCTGCCGCCGCTCTATGCTCTAGGCTTCCAGAACAACAATTGCCTGCCGTGCGTCAAGGCGACATCCCCGGCCTATTGGGCGTTGGTCCGCCAGCACTTCCCCGACAAGTTCGACCGGATGGCGAAGCTATCTCGCGAACTCGACGTGAGGCTATGCCGGCTGAATGACGTTCGGTCATTCATTGACGAGATTCCGGCGGATCAGGAGACGACAAATCCTCTGGCCCCGTCGTGCGACTTCCTTTGCCACATCGCAGAACAAGACATGGAGTCGGCCAAGGCTCCAGCGCTATGACTAACGAAATCGCGACTATCTTTGCAGAGGCCGAACGTCAGCGTGAAGCGTGGCACAAGCGGATCTCGATTGACTATAAACGCCGGTCAAATCCTGCAATAGAAGGTCATCAAAACGACAGATGGGCGGCTTCCCTGAAAGGGAAAGCCGCCATAAGACCAGATGATTAAGTAAGGTTTAGCGTCGGGCGCGAGTCGCCTGCGGAGCATTGGGGTCCACTGGCGGTTCGACAGGCGGCGGTACGTTTACATTGAGCGCCGCGTCCATGGCGGTAGCGTCGGAAGTTTCGACGGTGAACACTTCATCGATGGCCGCCTGAATTTCCGGCGTCATCGCGTTGGCAAGGGCCGCCTCAAGTTCGGCCTTTTTCGCTTGGAACAGCGCAATAAGTGAACCGGTTCGGGAACTGTTCGCCTTAACGACTTCAAGTGCTTCTTGAATGGTAGACATAGATGGTACTCCTTCATATTCCCTGGGGCCGCCAAGGGTCGGTTTTCACTTATCCTGTTTGGCGGCATCGATCTTGGTATTGGTGCCTTTCAGGATGCTCGTGAGATCGTTAAGCGCCTTTTGGTCCTTGTCTGACAACCGCGTGCCTCTAGCATGCAGCTTTGCCAGTATCTCTTCGTTTTGTATCATTAGATAGTATTGCAGCTCCAACAGGTCGATTACCCAATCCGGAGCACCTTTCCATCCATTGCCCATTTTGTGGTCTCCATGATTAAGCCGGTTACTAAGCTACGAATGTAAGAAGTAATCTGAGCAATATTGTTCTAAATTTTTATTTTTTAACACCGGTAAATATGGTTCCGTGTTTAGCAGCCGCGACAGATGTTAGGGCTGAACGGTTCTGCTGGTGGCAGTATCTCAGGACCGCCCGTGTCCCCCGCGTCAACGAATGGGTGATCCAAAGGCGTGAAGGCCAAGAATACCTATTAGCACGAACAGGATAAACCAGCCGCCCCATGTAGACCATGACGGAGCTGGTTGCCACGGATTGGCGCCCCAGATTCCGAAAATGCCCACTAGTACATAGATCAACCAGAACCAGATATTTGCACCCATTCAGTCTCCTAGCTACAACGGGGTATTGAGATTTGAGGCGATATTTTCAGCCCGGCCTTGTTCGAGTCCAACCGCCGTGCCTTCGGCAAGCGAAGCTTTAGCCGTTGATTCGACTAACTGGTCTTTCATCGAATTCGCTGCCTTTTCGATTTGCTGTACATTATTGGCGACGTGATTGAGGCGAATATGGCTAAGTACGCTCGCGACTAGTGAGCCCATTGCGGTCACTAGAGTGGCGAGCGCAACGATCACTTGTGCTACACCGTCAAGTTGCATGGTCGTTGACCTTTGTTATAACGCGAACACCAGGCGGCGCTATAACATCGATCGTAACGACTTGTTGATCTGGTGTTGACGTTGGGGTTGATGGTTTCTGTACACCGCCGGCCGGCGAGATCCATTTCAGGAATTCATCGTTGGTGCCGTTGAACCGATCGAAGTCGACCAGAGAGCCTTCAATTCCCGGCAGCGAGCCGGTCTCGCTGTACTGATGCAGAGTCCACTTTGGATAGGTGCCGGTCGGCCATGTGATATCATCGAGGGTGCCGGGGCTTTGATACTCGGCCAGCCACAAATCGGTTGACGATTTAAGCAACGGGTCGACCTTGCCACCGGCAAGCTGCTCCTTGAGCAGATGGCCGCTATAGACCGTGATTTGCAAATCCAGATTTGTATTCTTTAGCGCTAGCACGGCCTCTTGCAGTTCATGCAATTTGCAGCCGTTTTGCTCATAATCGATCACAACGCGCTCACCGCGCACTGGCTTAACAGTATCGAGGTAGAACTCCATTTGCGCGCTAGGGCTCGATCCAGGCGATAACCAGTGATAGGTCGAAACCTTGAGTCCAGCCGCAATTGCTTTGGTGCAGTTGGTGGCGCGATTCTGGTCAACGAAGCCCTGCCCCTCGGTCGCCTTATGGATCATGCCAAGTACGCCGGATGCCGCGACTTGTTTGAAGTCGGGGAATCCTTGATGGTGACTGATGTCAATGCAGACTGGAGCACTCATGCGCCTGCCCTCGTTCTGAAAGCTATCAACCCAAACGTGGCGGTTGATCCACTATTGTTGAAGAATGAATAGCCGGCGGCCCCTGCGTTGAACGATACTGTAGTGTGTGTGCCACCAGTTGAGCCGCCAATACGCGCAGCAGTATTACCACCACACAGAATTAACTCAGTTATACCTGATCCGTAACACGTTGAAAGAACCATGCCTGAAAAGTTAGATAGTGTGGCGATAGTCCCACCATTGGCTACGGTGACGGTGTTGTTTGTTGCGTCGATGGCGAAATTAGTGCCCAGAGCGCCACGTGTCTTTATGGAACCAAAAACATCAAATGTGCTATTTACCGTCAATGGGCCAGTTGATTGCAATGCACCATTTATTATTAGAGCGCCGCCTTCCATGGTAAAATTGGTGCCGTCATAGGTAAGATATTTGGTCCCGCTATTGCCAAAATAATACGTCCCAGTGGTCGATGATATTTGTGACCAAATTGCTCCAGAAAGGAGATTACCGCTATCGCTCAACGACATGATTACGGCAGTGTTAGCGCTGTTGACAATTTCCAGATCGTTGATGGCTCCCATACGAATGCGTTTTACGCCAATGCCATTATTGAGTGTAATCGATGAAATAAATGGTGGCAGTGTAAGAAACATTCCGCCAGAAGTAATATTCAGAGGTCCAGTCATGGTGTCGCCGGCACGGTTCACTTTTTTGGCGTCCATGGCCGCGTCGGCGTCGCTCCATGCGCTCCATATGCCTGCCGATTTTTGTCGGACAAATAATGGGCCAATACCGCTATTAGTGAGTCTACGCGCTTCGATAGTAGCGTATTGTGTATTACTGTGCTCGTAATAAATACCAAAGTAAGCAGCAGTAGCAGCCCCGCTACCCTCCGGTGATCCGATCGCACCAAGGTCAGAATAAAACGAACCATTAACCCACGAAAACGCATTATAGTTTGTTACCGGTCCCTGTTTGGATTTTTCACCTCCGAAGTTAGCGAGTGCGGCGTCAGCATTAGTGGCCCCGCTACCGCCGGCCAGAATCGGTCGCGGTAAATTGGCATCCTGTTCGACATCGGCCAGGAATGAGTTATAGGGCACACTTTGAACGGGCGTATCAGGGACGCCCTCGATACCGGTCGGGTAGTGATAGACGTTCGAACCGTCGCGTGGCATAGCTATCTCCTATCTGTAACCGGGCGTATCTATCATGACGCGCCGCAACGCTCGCTTTTTCTTGTAATCCATGAGCGCTTCCTCGCTACGCGCATAACCTTCTGGCTGCGAGATGCCTTGCTGTGCCAATGTGTGTGCGATGATGTTGCGGGCATCCTGCGGCAGTACACGGTTGCCGAGATAGGCTTGACCTAACCGCGACGTTGCCAGTCTAGCCATCATGGCAGGTGATGCAGCACCAGCGAAACCACCGATTGTCGCGCCAAGAGGCCCGCCGACCACCCCACCGATCGTGGCGCCAACACCACCGCTGCCTGACGGGATGCCAATGTTTTGCATGAATGTACGCGCTGCCGTACCGCTGTTAGGCAGCGGTTTCATCACCCTTGACGCTGCCTGCGCCAAAGCGTCAAGATTGCCGCCTTGTGCGGAATATTGCGCGTTGCGACGTGACTTAACCGCCTGCGCCAATCCCGCTGGCGAGAGATTACCGGTGTCTGCGGCCTTGGCGACCGCTGGTTCGATTGCTTTCTGTAGCGCGTAGCGCCGGTCATTAAGCGCCCATGCGCGCGCCTCTCCCGGTGGAAGCCCGGCCTCCATAGCTCCCTGCATCGACCGCTGCAATTCTTTGAGTGCCTGCTGTTCTTCTGGGTTATTAGAGTTTCTAATGTCGGCCTTCATCTGTCGTCGTATCGATTGATATTCCCTACCGGACATTTGGCCTTGCTGGATTACCAGCCGGTCGATAATGTCATTCCGTGTATTGGCTACGTTTTGTGTACGATTGTGTGGTAGTACCAAGTTTTCATAATCGGCAACGGCCTGTGACATACGGTTTTGCATCTGCGGGTTGGAACGCATGCCATACTGAGTTAGCCGATTGTATTCGTTGCTGAGTGCTTCTTGCCCCGCCGCCGACGCCTGCGGCAATCGCGCATCGGCT